GTACTATGGCGGCAAATAGAATTGGTATTCCTAATGCGGGGTTGCCAATTGATCCTCGAGCTGCGGCGTTACTTATTCAAAGCACTAACAATCCCGCATTGGGTAAAGCGGCAGAGTGGATTCAAAAAGGATTTGAAGAACAAAATAAACCAACAGATAAAATTAGAGAATTACGCTCGGCTGGTATTCCAGAGGGTTCTCCTGCTTGGAACTTTGCTTTAACTGATACCGCAACGCAGGGCGGCATCTGGAGGCGTGATCCTATAACTGGCAATCAATCTTTAGCACCCGGTTATGCCATTGGACAAGGCTTGATAAAAGAATCAGAAACAGCCGGAACTGCAAAAAATGCAATTTCAACAAGAGAAGTTGGCGGTCGCAATGTAACTGGAACAGATGAACAATTTAAGTATTTAGCAACAGGGACTGCTCCTACCGATGCGCTCGCACAATCCACAACTCAATGGGCTAGTAGAAACGGCATAAACGCAACGATTGCAAGCGAACAAACCCCTGGCAAAGCACCAAATCAAACAGTTCTTCAAGGTGGGATTGGTGGCGGTACAGTTGCAAACCCAACAGCAGGACAAAAAGCTGGATCAATAACAAGAGAAGAAACACGGGCAAAAAATGAAGTTGGCAGAGAAGAATATTTACTAAGGACAGGTTTTGCCGAAGCAAACTCCATGTTAAACAACTTGGATTTAATGCAATCGCTTTCTGCCGATCCTAGTGTTTCTCAAGGAAAACTTGCTGACCAAATTAGTGGCCTTAAAAGCATAGGGCAATCTTTAGGAATTAAAACGGAAGGTTTGCCAGCAGAAGAAGTTATTAGAGCAATTTCTATTGAAATGGCTTTGAAAGCAAAACATCAAGGCGGCACTAATTTGATGCCTGGCGCAATGGCGGTTGCTGAAACGCAAATGTTGCAATCAATGACGCCGCAACTTGCTCAAAGCAAAGATGGGCGTGATTTGCTAATTCAAGTGTTTAGACAAAAAGCACTTAGGGATCAAAAAATATCAGAATTGGCTACTGATTATTATGACCGTAATGGAAAACTTGATTATAACTTTGAAAAAGAAGTTAGAGCGTATGCAAAAGCAAATCCAATGTTTACGCCGGAGCAAATAAAACTTTATCAAGATGCGTCTAAAAGATTGGCGGGGCAAAAATAATGGCAGATATTGATACAAGCAAACTATCAATTCAGCAAATATTGGCGTTAGCCGCAGGAAAACCTTTACCGCCACCGCAAGATGCAATTGATATTGCCGCGTCAACGCCAGAAGTTCCTTCTACTTTGGTAAAAGTTGGTCGAGGTGCTGCTGACATTACGCAAGGAATAAAACAAAAATATTTAAATGTAACAGACCCCCAAGCAGCAGAAGAATTTACAAAGCAAACAAACCAAGAAATAGCAGCTTACGAAAAAGGCAGAGCGCAAGGCGCACCAGATGGCGCTGGCTATGATTTTTCGCGGTTGGCTGGAAATATAGCGATGGGTTCGCCTTTAATGCTAACTCCAGCAGGAGGGGTTGGTTTGCTTGGTAGAGGGGCATCTGGAATGGTATCGGGCGCGGCGGGCGGTTATGCTGGCTTTGATCCAACAAACACGACGCAGTCAAACCTTATCAATGCCGGTGTTAGCGGGTTAGCTGGTGGGGTTTTAAATGCGGCAGCACCTCGGGTTGTGCAAGGCGTTGTAAGCGGAGCGCAGTTTGCAAAAAACAAACTAGCAGAAGGTTTGCGGTCTTTAATTCCAGAAACACAAGTTATTAACAATGTAAGAGTAGCTTTAAAAACTAATGGCATTGATTTTGATGCTTTGGCGCAAGGAGTTAAAAACTCGCTTGTTGAAGATGCAAAAAAACAAATTTCATTTAACGGCAAACTTGATCCAGAAATGTTGGCAAGAAAAATGGACATTGAGGCTGTTGCTGGCCCTGGCATGGGTACAAGCGCACAAATATCAAAAAACCCTGCTCAATGGACTTCAGAACAAAATATTCAAAAGATTGAAGCTAACCTCCCTTCCGTACAACGCGAAGAATCAGGCACGCTTACGCAAAGATTTCAACAACAAGATGTAGCGCAAAAATCTTACGCGCAGCGGTTAGCAGATCAAATGCGGGAAATACCTGATACTCTTTTCGGAACAAATCCAAAGTCAGCACAGCCAACTACACCGTTGCAAGCATCAGAAGCGGTAATTAAAACAATTCAAGAAAAAGATGCTAAAGCAGGGCAAGCGGTTACTGAATTGTATGATGCTTATAAAGCGCATGGAGTGGGCGATACCACATCGCTACCAACAAGAAAATTAGCTGATATAGCTGGAAAAATAGCGGATGAATTTGGCGTTGAAAATATACCAACTCCCGTTTTAAACAGGTTAAAAGATTTTGGTTTGTTTGATGGAAAACAAATAAAAGTTTTAACAATTAACGAGGCCGATAAACTTAATCGTTTAATTAACAATAACAATCCCGGATTTGGCCCTGTTTCTTCTGCTCTTAAACCTATAAAACAAGCTCTTAATGAGTCGCTTTTAGAAATACCTGAAGCTGGCGCATCAAAAGCATTGCTTACCGCTAGGAAAGCAGCAGCAGAAAGATTTGCTGAACAAGAAACAGGAAAAAGCGTAACTGATGCAATTAACAATGTTGCTCCTGATAGGTTTTTTGAGCAAAACATTCTTAGAGGCAATGTTAGGGATATACAAGCCTTAAAAGAATCTTTATCAAAAACAGGCGAAGGTGCTGCGCCGTGGCACAATTTGCGAACAGAAGCATTTAACTGGGCAATAAACAAAGCAACGTCCAGCGGTGACAAAGCATTTAACGGGATGACTTTTAAAAGAGCGTTGAACGAAATTGGAGAAGATAGGCTAAAAACTTTATTTAGCCCTAATGAATTGGCTCAAATAAAAACGCTAGAACGCGGTTCTTTGGCTATGACTGCTGAACCTGCTTTTGCTGCTCCTAGTCGATCAAATACAACGCCGCAATTGATGGGTGAATTGTTGGGTCTTGGAATGCGTACTCCTGGTCTTAATTTGGCGGTTAAACCTATTGCTGAAGAAATGGCTTTAGGCGCATCGCAAAAACGGTTAGCCGCAGCTCTTTCTGGCGAAGGCGCAGCAAATATTGGCAGAGATCAAGCGCAAGCAGCATTGCGGAATAAAATAATGTCCATTATTGAAAAGCCAAGCATTGGGGCAGTTGCTCCTAGTACAATTCAACAGAAAAGATAAGGAAAAAAAATGAGTTACAACGGAAGCGGCACATTCAACATAAACAGCGCGGGGCAACCCGTTGTTAGCGGCACAGTCATCAGCTCCACCGCGTTCAACCTCCTCACGGCTGACCTCGGGACTGGGCTTTCTACCGCCTTGACGAAAGACGGACAGACTACACCTACCGCTAATATCCCTATGGGAACGTACAAGATCACCAACTTGGGCGCTGGTACGGTAGCAACTGACGCTGTTAGGTTAAGCCAGCTCCAGAACTTCAGCACCAACACGCTTATAACGGTTGCAGGCACAGATACTATTACAGGAACCGTATCACCTACTCTGACAGCTTACACGGCGGGGCAGATATTCTCGTTCGTTGTAGGCGCTACCAATACGGCTGCTGTGACGCTTAACATTGATGGCCTGGGCGCTAAATCAGTAACCCGAACGGGTACGGTAGCGTTGGCAGCTGGCGATATGGTTACCGGTCAAATAGCTCTGGTTGAATACGATGGGACGCAGTTTCAACTGCTTGATCCTAACGCTTTCACTAACTTGCGGGTTTCAGGGACATTGGGTGTTACCGGCGTAACTACGCACACCGGCGCAACTACAATGTCATCCGCTTTGACCTACGGCGGCGTAACGCTTACAAATGCAGTCACCGGCACAGGTAAGATGGTGCTGGATACTACGCCGACCATTGCAACGCCGGTTTTAACCAATCCTACAGTCACAAACTACGTTGAATCGGTGGTTGCAATTGGAACGGTAACAAGTTCGTCTACATTGTCGCTGACAAGCGGAACGGTACAAACCGCAACCTTGACCGCTTCCACGGCCTGCACCTTTACAATGCCAACTGCAACTGCTGGAAAATCCTTTGTTTTGCTGCTTAAACAAGCTGCTTCTACAGGTAACGGAACAGCGACATTCACCGGCGTAAAGTTTGGTTCTGCTGGTGCGCCGACAGTTACCGCAACTGCCGGGAAAATGGATATTTTTACTTTTATTGCTGACGGTACTAATTGGTACGGTTCGGCTGCTCAAGGGTACACACCTTAATGTTTGCCGCTAAGAACTTTTTTTTAGCCGGAGCTGCTGCCGTTGCGCCATCTGTCATCGAGTATTTGGTGGTTGCGGGTGGCGGCGGCGGCGGTATTGAGGGATTTTCTTCTGGTGTGGGCGGCGGCGCGGGTGCTGGTGGGTTTAGAACTGCCACAGGATTTGCAGTAGCGTCTGGCACGCCGCTTACAGTGACCGTAGGTGCTGGTGGTGCAGCAAGAACTTCTGCTGGTTTAGGTAATATTGGTAACAATTCTGTATTCTCAACAATAACCTCCACAGGTGGTGGCGCTGGCGGCGGCGGTACATCTGGAAATGCAAACGGCGGCAATGGTGGTTCAGGTGGTGGTGGCGGTGGCAAGACCTACACCGGCGGGACGGGAACAGCAGGGCAAGGTAATAACGGTGGTACAGGCTTCCAAAGCGGTGCAAATAACACAGGTAGCGGCGGCGGCGGCGCGGGTGCAGTTGGTGTTAATGGGTCTTTGGTACTAGGCGGTGATGGTGGAGCAGGTACTGCGTCCAGCATATCCGGTTCCTCGGTCACCTATGCGGGTGGTGGTGGAGGAAGTTCCGACATATATGGGGTAGGTGGCGCTGGTGGTACAGGTGGCGGCGGTACTGGTTCAACGGGAACATCAGGAAGCGGAACCGATGGAACCGCTAACACAGGTGGCGGTGGCGGCGGTGCTTCCAACGGAAGTCCTACGACTGGCGCTGGCGGTTCAGGTATCGTAATCATCCGTTACGCAGATACTTTCTTGGCTGCAACCTCAACAACAGGTTCACCGACAATAACCGTTGCTGGCGGCTACAGGGTCTACAAATGGACTGCCTCAGGGAGCATCACAATATGAGTCACTTTGCTAAAGTTGAAGGCGGCATGGTTACCCAAGTCATCGTTGCAGATCAGGACGTAATCGACTCAGGGATGTTTGGGTCTGGTTGGGTGCAGACCTCCTACAACACACGCGGTGGAGTCCACTACGGGCAAGACGGTCAACCTGACGGCGGTGTAGCCATGCGTAAGAATTACGCCGGTATTGGTTTCACCTACGATGCTGGGCGCGATGCCTTTATCCCGCCGCAACCCTTCCCAAGCTGGACTTTAGTCGAAGAGACTTGCCAGTGGACTGCGCCGACTTCAATGCCCGTAGATGACAAACGCTACACATGGGATGAAGCTACGCTGTCTTGGGTTGAAATGCCGTGACCGAGTTAGAAGCTAGGTTTATGTCGCACGAAGCCGTTTGTGCTGAACGGTGGAAAGAGACTATCTTGCGTATTAAGCGAATGGAACACATCCTTTTAGGTGTTGCTGGTGCAATCATCATGTTGCTTGTATCGCTGGTGTTGAAAGTGCATTGATGGTCACCAAGAAGCGTGTCACTAGAAAGGTCACCCCCAGAAAGGGGACGATCAGCCCCAAAGGTGGGACGTACCTAGACAAAGGTATCGAACTCATCAAGTGGGTAGACACGCCGTTTAAACTTATTGCTGTTGTAATCCTAGCGTCCTTATTTTTTCTCGGCTACTTTGCATGGGACTCACGGCAAGTCATCCTCCACGCCATCACTACGGCAGACCATTTACCAACTTTGAAAGAACAGGAGAAGCTACTGCCTATAGCCGCTTTGCTTCAGAAGGATACGGATGCAGTAAGCGTGGTTGTCTACAAGGCAAACTTGGTTGTTAATAGCCGTGTGACCGTTCTGGCTATTGGCAAAGAGGGCAGGGATAAGAGCATCGACGGCAGTATGAGTAGTCTTTTTTCGGCTAGTTCTGAGCGTAACGCAGCGATGGTAGCTATGCTTAACGGCGAGGTGATGTGCAGCAAACTGGAAGTTTCGGGTAAGACCACGGAATGGGAGGCCAAGCAAGGTGCTACTTATGTGTGCCGTGGGTCTATCCCGCCCGAAGTGGGAGCCTTTGCTGGATATGTCACCGCTGGTTTTAAAGTGCAACCTGAAGACGTAAATGCAATCAAAGTTAGGATTAACGCAGCAAGTACCGAAATGGCGAAGTGAAACGGACATGGCTCCTTATTCTCCTCCTGAGTCTTTGTGCTGGAAATGCGGAGCAGCCCTGCTTGGTTTCAGACTTCAAGCTAATTGCACTATCCACCAACAACTCAGTAGAACGGGAGAAACTTGCGTTAGCATGGCTAAAGGCAACCGGCCCTTTTTGCTCTTTGGAAAAACTAATTATCATCCGCAACAATCGCGCAAATTGGCTAGGTACAGCGGACACAACAGAAGTTGACGTACTGGTTGATACTTTGTTAGGAAGGAAGAAGTAATGTTCCCCATAGGCGCTCTACTCGACATTGGTAGCAAGATGATCGACAAGTTCTTCCCCGATCCTGCGGCTGCCGAGTCTGCCAAGTTAAAGCTATTGGAGATGCAACAGAACGGCGAACTTGCTCAACTCAATGCTGACGTAGCAGAACAACATGAACTGACTGACCGTCTCAAAGCGGATATGGCCTCGGACTCTTGGCTGTCTAAGAACATTCGCCCTATGACCCTGATTGCCATCCTTGCTGGTTACTTTGTCTTTGCACTGATGAGTGCGTTTGGTATCGACACAAACCAGCGGTATGTAGAACTGCTAGGTCAATGGGGGATGCTAATTATGTCCTTTTATTTTGGCGGCAGGACGCTAGAGAAAGTGCTTACCCTGACAAGGAAACCCGATGCAGCTAAGTGAGCATTTTTCCCTAGAGGAACTGACCCACACGGATCATCGTGAGTTTGACAACACACCTACGGATAAGGAGTTGGCTAATCTGGTGCGTTTGGCTGAGTTCCTTGAGGTCATAAAGGCTATTCTGGGCGGTAAGCCGATCATGATTAACTCTGCATTTCGGTCTAAACAGGTTAATGATGCCGTGGGTAGTAAGGACTCTAGCCAACACAGGACTGGTTGTGCTGCTGATATACGGGTTCCGGGTATGACCCCAGACGAAGTGGTAAAATTCATCCGTTCTGCTGACATCGAATACGACCAAGTAATACGCGAGTTTGACCGCTGGACGCACGTTTCCATACCACTTGAGGGTGCTAAACCCCGCAAGACTGCGCTCATCATCGACAAGACTGGTACGAGACCTTACGCCTAGCGGCCTTCTACAAAGTAATTACGGCTAGGCGGTTGCCATTCTTTGTTGGGAGCTGGTGTTATCCAAGACTCATCGTGCCAAACCAATCTGTTGTTGGGGTAGGCAATCCATTGTCCCGTTTCTAACGCAATGATGTGGTGGTTCTTGTGCTGGTCAGGTATCTCGCTGTAGCCTGTTTTCATCCAATCCACCGTGAACAAGTAATTTCCTTTGCGGATAACCTTGTCCCGGCCTAGAGCTGTAACGGCATGGTTTTTAAGGAATGGCAACGCAACTACGGAAAATTCGTATCCGTAGCTATCCCACCAGCACACTTGCTCGATAGGCAACGGCTCGCAAGGTTTGCTGCAAATCATGTGTATAGGTACTCTAGCCCATTGCGCTCCTGACTCAAGCATGACCTGGAACATAGGCACTCTCGCAGGTTCAGCACGGAAAGCAAAAACTACTGCTGGCGTAAATTCACCAAAACCTTTTTGCTCGTTAAACAAAAACTCGTTGCGAACATAACAAGGTGTGTAAGGTGTTTCACCTAGTAGCATCATTTTGTTCTTCTCCAGTAACGGTAATTACGGCATCAATCTTGTTGAGTGCTGCATCAATTTGGTTGAGGAAGATGCGATTTTTTTGTCCGTTTAATGGAACAATATAAGTAGCACTCCTCTTTAGCAACTTCTGCAAACCGGCGATTTCACGTTCAGCTTTAACCATCAAGTCAAAATACTCTGTGCCGAGTTCATAGTGTTTATCTGCCTTAGTTTTCTGTACCTCTACCTCCTGCCTAGACGCAGCCAACTGCTCCCGCAAGGCGGCGTTCTCTCGCTCAAGGGTTTGTGCAAAGTCAACATCAACATAACCAGACGGACCCGTCCCCCAATCAGCAAAATTGGACTGATCTAGTTCTGCTGCATTTGTTCTCGGGGTATTGCTAGGTTGAGCTGTTGAGGATTCCTTGACTGTTGATGTATCACTCATTTCCCTTCCTCTTTTTTTGCGTAGAGCAGCGTTGCTTCTTGCGATACCTCATCTGGCGGCAAACCAAAACCTATTTCTTCATCCATCCAACACCACGCCACCGGCTCACCCCAATCTTTTGCTTCTGCCAACTGCTCCCGCAGGGTGACAATTTGCTCTGCCATTGCATCAAGCCTGTGCTGCTTCGTAGCAAACTTAGACATTGAGAATTCAATCAAAACGTCATCGTCACTCATTTCCCTTCTTCCTTCATTTCCTCCAGATACCGTGACATTGTTTCTTTGACGTTGGTATGCGCCGAATCGCTCGGCACAAAGAGGGTGCTTAACAAGTGCTTACCCCTTGACTTGAGGTAAGCAACCGCCTCCGCACGTTTCCGCAAGTTATATTCACTCAAAATTCAATCTCCTCTTTTGCATCTTTTTTAGTGAACGCCAAAGACTGCCAGCGCCCCTTCTCGCCCTCCCGAGTCCAGGCTGATACCCAGTATTCAACCCCGTTTATCAAGCAAGAACCCGTCATCTGCGGTGCTTTTTCATTAGTTTGCTTTGGGTTCTTAAACAAAGAACCGGACAGCTCGCGTATTTCAAACGGTTTTTTAATCATTTAATACCTTTCAGTTTTTTCAGCATTTCATCGACCTGCACAAGAAAAGCATTAACCGCTGTTGTAAGTTCTTTAATCTTTTCTTCGTCCCGCTTAAACCGCACTATAAAAAGCTGCAAGCGTTCGGGTAAATCAGGCCGAAAACTAATAAAGTCGCACCAGTCGCGCTCGGTGCAAGCCATTTGCCACAACATCTGGTTTTTGTACTTTGTCGGGACTACCCCGGCGCAGATATAAGCCAGGTGCGTGGCAACTTTAGGGCATTTGATCTCGGCCAGCCCAGAGTTGCCCACCAGCCCGTCAGGACTAGCTCCAGCGCGGTCAATCGTCGGGTGTAGGACTAAGCCCACTTCGTCCACCGTAAAGCCTGTAGAGACCTCATACGCGCTTCTGGCAAAGGGTTCGTTCTCTGTCCCAAACTCCATTGCGGCGTTAGTAAAGTCAGACCCTTGCGGTTTGCCGGTCAACAACTCCGCAACGATCTGCGCTTGATAATCCCGATATGCAGCCGTTTCCGGCTTGGCAAGCACGTTTGAGATCATGCTGGCGGTCACTTTGCCGGCTCGAGCTGCAAGCCACGCTTCTGAACCCTGCTCTGCGGTAATGACTTTCATTGGTTAGCTTCCATCTCAATAACAAACGGGTCTTTGGGAGAAAGTTCCGCTTTGCGCTTGTTCTTGGCTGCGGTAAATATTGTCATGGCAGCTCTATCGTCTACCGCCTGCGCTGCTTTGTACGATTCAGTAAAACACGCTTGCAGGTCTTTGAGCGTTGGTGCAACCCCAATTACCAGCAGGGCTTTTTCAACCCCGTCCATTTTCTTAACCAAGCTCGGCTTTGCAACGGTAGCCGCATTACCATCATCATCCTCTGGCGCAACTCCTGTTGCTGCGCTCAGGCTGTACCTCCTGGCATACGTCAGAGCAGACCCGTAACCCTGTGCATCCACTTTACTGACTGGCAAAGCCAGCACGCCGCAACCGATCCACTCGCCGGAGCTGTGCAGGATTGTGGTTTCCACGCGCACCTCGTCCTTGTCGCTAGGTTCTACGGACTGGATGTAGCTAAGACCGTTGGCGGCAAAGGCGCTGCGGATAGCTTCCACAACCGAGGCCAGATCAGCGTACTTGCTCTTGAAGAACGGGTTAGCAGAGTCCTTGACTGCGCCTTTGATCTGCCCCTGTGCTTTTGCCAGAGCTGTTGCCAACTCTTTGATACTTTCTGATTTATTCATCAATCCCCCAAGATAAGAATTAACCAACATACCGCCGCGCCGATGGCGCAGCAGTTCCCCACAATTTCACTCATTATTAAGTTGCCTGTTCAAAGCAATTTCGTAGGCTTCATCTTCCACGATTGCTATTAACACGCACTTCAAGTAATTACCGGCGCGGGTCAAGGCTTTAAGGGCAATAGGATCGCCTTGGCAGGCTTTGTCAATACAAGTGCATAAGTCAACAAGCGGTTCAATTAACTCGGGGTCATTAAGTTGCAAACTGAGCAACTTCCGGTCGGTGATTATTTCGATTGCGGCTTCGCGTACCGCTTCGGGTAAAACTTCTACCCAGTCCTCGTCCCCATGCGCTTCGTTTCTGCTCATGCTGTCACCCACTCAAGGCCGAGGCACTTGCCAATCCCAACATCGCGCTCGGTTGCGCCATACGGCGAAGCTATTTTTTCATCTGCGGGGTCGTCGGGGTGTAGCATTTCCCAGACTCTAACTTGCGCATCCTTCCTGATACCCACACCGCTGAACGTGTTGGCCACAGCTACCTCGCGGATTTCGCCTGTTTTCTCACAGACTCGATATACCGAGCCCGACTCGATGGTACAGCGTATAAACTTTGCTTCTGTGATTTTAATTTTCATTTTAGCCCCCGCACTTTTCGCAGGTTGCGCGAGTGCCGATGTTTCCGGCGAAAGTTTTGCAGAGTGAGCCGCAAGAGGGGCAGCGGCGGGTGGCAATGGACGCTGATTTGCGTGCGGCTGCGGCTTGTCGTTCCGCAAAAGTTTTGGTAACTTTTTTAAATCGTGTGTTCATTTTTATCTCCTGTTACCGCACCGGCGGTGCGTCTGAAACCACAATATTCCTTGCCAATTACCTTGTCAAGCGATATTTAACAAATATATTTAAAACTGGGCGAAAAGATTCCGCCCAACTATTTATGATTAAATATTGTTGCACAAATAAATTGTCATGGTATATTGCCAGAATGAAAACACAAACAGCGGTAGATTTCTTCGGCGGGCGGCGTCAGTTGGCGCAGGCTCTTAATATCTCGGTGCAGGCGGTCGCCTACTGGGTAAAAAAGGGTGCTGTCCCTAGAGGCCAGGCTTACCGGCTTCAGGTGCTGACAGAGCAAAAATTAGTAGTGGACGCAACGCAATATAAAAGTTGAGCAGTATTTCGCTTTACACAAGGCGAAAAGTAATTTATGATTTTTTTACGCCGTGAGAAGCGTATAGAGGACAGATAAAACAGTCTCCTTCGGGCTGGGTCTATCTGACCGTTTCCAACCCGTCAAGGGTGCTGACCTCCGGAATTCTCACCGGATAGGCCTAGCACCGAAGGAGATTGTGTTGTTCTATTATCAGTTCAACATTGGCGATTATCTAAAGCACACGGCGCATCTTTCGCCATTAGAAGATATTGCCTATCGTCGGCTTTTAGATATTTATTACGATACCGAAACGCCAATACCCACCGATATCCCACGGGTTTCCCGTAGGTTAAGAATTGATCCAGATACCATCAAATTGGTGCTGGACGAGTTCTTTGAATACACCGATTCTGGCTATCGTAACAAGCGAGCAGACGGTGAAATTGCCGCTTATCATGCTTTCCTTGAAAAGCAAAAAGCCAATGGAATCAAAGGCGGCAGACCTAAGACAAAACCCACCGCTAACCCACCGCTAACCCAAGCCGAACCCAAAATAACCCTAACCACTAACCGAGAACCGTTAACCGTTAACCAATTTAAAGTCAAACCCGCAGGTGCTGAAGCACCGGATTGGCTTCCTGCAAGCTGGCAAACCTACACCCAGCACCGGAAAGAATCGCGCAAACCCCTAACGGCAACGGCACAAACCGCCGCCATAAATAAACTTGAACGATGGAAAGCTGAAGGAAAGGACATTTCCGCAATAATCACGCAAAGCGTCGAGAACGGCTGGAGTGGGCTTTTTGAGGTCAAGCAAGGGGTAGGGCAGGGGAAGCCCTCGATCGCCCCGCCTAAGCCCTCCTGTTGCGTTTGCAAGGGGGTTATGAAAGGGTTTGTTGAAACACAAAGCGGAAAGATGTGTTCGGCTTGTTGGGATAAGCGATGAAACCCGCTAACAGAATTGAAGATTGGGTTAGGTGTTTGGAGAATTGCGGTGTGCAGTCGAAAGCAATGACGCTGGTTGGCATTAAAAAAACAGAACCTAAGTTATTGCCAAGCGTTTTGAAGTCGTTAAAGTTATCCACAGCTTTAGACGTTGTTAACTTTTTGGGGGAAGAAAAATGAAAATGTTTTTTCCGCGAGTTAGAACTAATGATCCTGAAACAAGTCATGCGGCGGCTGCACAAGCAGTCAATCTTGCAGAACACCATCATTTCATAATTATTTGCGCTTTAAATAAACCCGGCACTATTTACGATATTGCGGAAAGAACTGGCTTAGATGCAAACCAAGTTGCCAGAAGAATGAGTGAGCTGGAAAGTTTAAATCTAGTAAAAACTGAAGGCAAAGCTAAAGGCGCTACTGGACGTATGTGCCGTATTTGGTTTGCAATAAAACGAGGCCAGCAAGAAATGTTTGGGGAGGTATGAATGAGCTGGCTCTTTTCGCAGGCGCTGGTGGAGGCATACTCGGAGGAAAACTCTTGGGATGGCGAACCGTCTGTGCCGTTGAATGGGAACCCTACCCCGCAAGCGTACTTGTCGCAAGACAAAATGACGGCATTTTCCCGCCTTTCCCGATTTGGGATGACGTTCAAACCTTTGACGGAAAACCGTGGCGAGGCATTGTTGATGTCGTATCTGGCGGGTTTCCCTGCCAGGACATCAGCTCTGCGGGGGGGGGGCAGGCATTACTGGAAGCAGAAGTTCCATGTGGAAACACATGGCAAGGATTATTGGGGAGGTACGACCCCAGTACGCATTCATTGAAAACAGCCCAATGCTCACTATTCGAGGACTTGAAACCGTCCTCTGTGACCTTGCCGCGTTGGGGTTTGATGCAAAATGGGGAGTTGTATCAGCGGCAGACGTCGGTGCGCCCCATCTTAGAGAGCGAATTTGGATCAGAGCCGAACAACGAAACTTTCTTCCACACGCCAACGACAGGGGGCTTGGACGGGGGAAGCAACAGTCGGAAAGCACTCAAGAAACGCATGGAAAATTGGCCTACTCCAACAGCGCACAATGCAAAAGAAGCAGCATATCCAGCGGAATTCCTCAGAAAAACGCCAACATTAGCGGCTACGGTAGCAATGCGGAAGTTTCCGACACCTCAAGCATCCGACAATCGGGATCGGGGAAATATGAGCAACCCTTCTATTCAGCGGAGAGTTGCAATGGGGAAACAAATAATGCTCAGTCAATCGGTGGATCAAAACTCTGGCCAATTGAACCCGCCGTGGGTCGAGTGGCTAATGGGGTGGCCGCTAGAATGGACAGACTTAAAGCCATTGGAAATGGACAAATTCCAAGAGTGGCAGAAACAGCATGGAGGCTACTGAAATGACAATTGCTTTTGTAACCTTATGCCCAGTTTGCGAGGAACGGAGAAACGCAGGGCAAAACGCTTTGCAATGGCCTATTTTGCGAGCATGGGCTGAACAAAAACAATGGCCTATAAACGGGGTTATGTGCTGGCTGAACGACGAGGAATGGAAGGACGTACTGACTGCGACCTTTGAGGGCGAAACAGCACCCAGACTTGCACCAGGACTTGAGGGCGGGGTCGTGATGTTAGGCAGAAGGACAAGCCGTTACGGTAAAAAGCGGTTTTCTGAATGGTTGGATTGGTTAAACGCGGCTTCTCATCATGCGGGAATAAAAATACCGGCACAAAAAGGAGTAGAGCAATGATTGCTTATTATTTTAGGGTAATGGAAACAGATGGAACGCCTACTGATTATTCAGGGTTTGTTTTTGGACGCGATATAAACGATGTTTTTTGGGCAATAGACGAATTTACTGATCCATACGGCGTTGAAATAAAATCAGCAGCAGGAATAGCCGGATATTGTTTAAAAAATAATGATGACGAAGATTATTCAGAAATTGAAATTAGTCAAAGGCATCAACCTTCCCATTTATCAAGTACATGGAAAAAACCAGATTGGAGCAAAGTTTCCCACTCGAGCGTAGCAACAAAGATTGAATCAGAATGAAAGCCCCCCATGCCAAAGCAATTGTTTTGCATAAAATGAACCAATACGAAACGGGGAAAGAAGATCGGATCATTGGGCCGTTTGAATACAATTCTCCATTTCCTAAAAAAATAGGGGCTATTTGTCCGTGGCATTACGAAATAACGCCAAGTTTAATTATAAATTTTAATGACCAAACTGCTGTGTGTTTAACTTGCGGCGTTAAAAATGCGCTTTTGGACGCGCAATGGGAAGAAGATGGTTTTGCTTGGGCATGGGTTAGGAAAACCTCCAATGAGAATGTGGCGAATAACTAATAAGAAGCTGGTGGCGCAACAAAACTTGCGTTACCGGCTAAAGCATAAAGCAGAGATAAACGCTAAAAGGAGGGCAAAGGCTTATGAACAAAGCAGAAGCGGCGTGGCAAGCAAAGCTCCGTGATCTGGGATGTATTGTTTGCAAGCTAGATTTAAAGGTAGATAGTCCAGCCGAAATTCATCATATGCTTTCAGGGGGTCGCAGACGAGGTGAGATGTTTGTTTTACCCCTGTGCCAACAGCATCACAGGTCTGGTAGGAATGACGAAGTGGTTAGCCGTGACCAATCGCAACGGAGGTTTGAGACACGCTATGGGACAGAACTTTACTTGTTGGAGAAGGTCAAAAAACTATGCGCCGCGCTGCCAAAATAGATCAAAATCAGGGGGAAATAGTAGACGCATTCCGCAAGTTGGGATGCTCTGTGCAGTCCCTAGCTGTCCTCGGCAAAGGCGTTCCCGACATTATGGTTTCGTTGGGGGGTATTACCTGGCTAGTTGAGATCAAGGCAGGTAGAGGTAAGGAGAACCCGCTACAAACGGCGTGGGCCAGCTCCTGGTTGGGTTGCAGGGCAGTCGTGCGGGATATTGAGGGGGTTATCGTCACGGTTAAAACAATGGCGGCACAATCTAAACAATTGCGGGGGATGGTATGACCGATAGAGCTGAGATTACCAGTTTGCTTTACAACCGCAACAAAGCCATGTTGGACAACGATCACAAGAAGGATTTTCAAGCGGCAATGATTGCGGCGGGTACGTTGGCTTTGCATTACCAAAACCTTGAAGCTGAATATCGGCGGCTTTGGAAGCAAAAAATACCGATTGACATTGAAAAAATTGAAGTTTAATCTTAAAAAATGTATAATTCTCGAACTCACCGTCCCCCTTCGGTGAATGTGCTGGCCGTGACGTTGATGACCAACGCACGTTTGCGCCGGGGGCTGGTAGCAGCCAGCATACCTTTAGCCCTCGGAGCCGTTTATGGATAGCAAGAACGCAGCGACCTTTGTGGCGGTGATGTTCCATTCAGGAACTAATGCTCATTTTATGCACCTGCAAACCAAAAGCTATTCCGAACACAAGGCGTTGCAGCGGTATTACGAAAACATTATTGACCTGACAGATCGGTGGGCTGAAGCCTATCAAGGCGAGTATGAAGTAATCGCTAACTATCCTTCTGACTACCACATAGCTAAGAAGCCGGTGGAGTACATCGAGCAGCTCAAGGACTTTGTAGATAAGATTCGTAAGGTGTTGCCAGAGGACACGCAGCTTCAGAACATTATTGATGAAATAGCAGAATTGCTTGATTCAACTTGCTACAAGCTGAAGAATCTTAAATGACAAACCGCAGAGGGTTTTTAGCTTTCCTAATTGCCGCGCCAGTAACTTCAGCGTTGCCGTGGAAAGCAATATCAAATGCTTTGGAATCAATTGCGCCAAACATTTCCGGTGAAATTAACTTAACTTTACAAAAAATAATTAAAAACACAATTCGCGCTAGAACACCTCAATTGATAACGCAGATAGAAGCAAACAATGCGCTTTTGTTAAGATTGAAGAATCTTAAATAATGCCTTCCACTTCACCAGCGCAAGCTAGATTGATGGCAGCAGCCGCACATGACCCCAAGTTTGCAAAAAAGGTTGGCGTTCCTGTAAGCGTGGCTAAAGACTTCAACCAAGCTGACAAAGGTAAACGGTTGGCAGCGGCGATGCAGCACATGGAACGTAAGTAAGCACTTACAAATGTAAGTAAGCGTCCACTTCAGACGGAAATAGATGGCAAAAGGTATTAAAACAGGCGGGCGCAAAGCCGGAGTCGGTAACAAGACTACGGTGGACGTGCGTAATGCGATTGCGTTGATAGCTCAGGACAACGCAGGTAACTTTGCCCGCTGGCTTAACGAGGTAGCGTCAGAAGACCCAGCTAAAGCCGCTGATCTGTATCTAAAGGCTATTGAATACCATATCCCTAAACTAGCGCGGTCAGAAACTACGGGTAAAGACGGCGGGCCTGTAGATCACACCTTCCGGTGGCTTGAGTGACTCTACACGTCATACCCTACAAGCCTCGTCCGGCGTTTTTGCCGTTCCATAACCGCACAAAGCGGTGGGCTTGTTTAGTTGCCCATAGGCGCGCAGGTAAAACTATTGCAGCAATAAATGACCTGATTCGGGCAGCGGTTACAAGCAAAAGCCCAATGCCTCTTTACGGGTACATTTCGCCATATAGGTCGCAAGCAAAAAGTATTGCCTGGGACTATTTAAAGCATTACAGCGCAAATTGTGCGGTTAGTACCAATGAGTCCGAACTAACCGTTGATCTGATAAACGGTAGCAAAATTCGATTGTTTGGGGCTGATAATGCTGACGCAATTAGGGGTCTAGGCTTTGATGGACTGTTCCTAGATGAATTTGGAGATTTTCGTCCTTCGGTGTTTGGGAATGTTTTGAGGCCCACTTTAAGCAGTACAAATGGCTGGTGCGTGTTCGCTGGCACACCCAAAGGCAAAAACCAGTTTTACGATATAAAGCAAACCGCAATCAAGTTAAGGGATGAATGGTTCCTGCTGGAGTTGCCAGCCAGTAAGTCAGGGTTGCTTCCTGATAACGAGTTGGCCGCGGCAAGGGCGCAGCTCTCAAAAGACCAGTACGATCAAGAATATGAAATTTCATTCGAAGCAAGTATCTTAGGGGCGTTTTTCGGCACAGAGATGCGCGAAGCGGCAGAGCAAGGCAGGATATGCCGTGTTGACTACCAGCCTGAAGTTAAGGTAAATACGGCGTTTGACCTCGGTTATCGGGACGATACGGCTATTTGGTTCTATCAGGTAATTCGTGGCGAAATACACGTTATTGATTACCATGCGGTATCTGGCGCAAGCATAGCCGAGATATGCGCTACGGTTACAAGCAAGCCTTACAACTACGGCAAGCATTACCTCCCGCATGACGCTCGCGCCAAAACCCTAGCGGCGCAAGGTAAAAGCATCATTGAGCAAATGGCTGAATACCTCGGTATCAACAACCTTGCTATTGTGCCTGATCTATCGGTTCAGGACGGGATACAGGCTGTTAGGCAAATGTTACCAAATACATGGTTTGACGCTGAAAAGTGTTATGAAGGCATGGAAGCGTTACGCGAGTATCAGCGTCAGTATGACGAGGACAAGAAGGCATTTAGGCAGACGCCTAGACATGACTGGTGCAGTCATCCAGCCGATGCCATGCGGATGTTAGCTATAGTCTGGCGGCAAGAACCAGCAGTTAAACCTCCTGATAGGGTAAAACCCCTGATAGTTGGCCCCGGCAACGAGGTGACTTTGGACGATATGTGGGCAACGCATCAACAATTTAACAAAAGGAAAAGACTATGAGTGGCGTCAGTTATCCGTATAGGTATTCTTACGAGCACGTCTCTGCAAGCGCAACCGCACAGGTTTTAGGTACGGCGGGCGCAAAAGGCGACTATCTGCATCGCATCGTTTGTACTGTCAGCACCTCTGCTACTGGCAACGTGGTCATTGTGGACGGGTCGGGAACAGGCATCCTGACGCATACTATCCTTCCAGCGCTTGCAGGTACGGGCGTGAACGTCTACAACGTCGAGCTGAACGCGGTTAGCCAAGACGGTGCGTGGAAGATCACGACCGGCGCAGGGGTTGAAGTAATGGCAATTGGCATATTTAGCGTATGAACAAGCCCGGACTTTATGCAAATATCCTTGCAAAACAGGAACGCATAAAAGCGGGTTCTAACGAGAAAATGCGTAAGCCTGGAACACCCGGCGCACCGACTGCTGAAGCATTCCGTGAGTCAGCAAAAACCGCAAAGCCTGTGAAAAAGTGATTGCTTGCGTTCTAAAGTCAGGTGGTGACTTCAAACCGGCTCATGTTTATGCGTTGCAGGAGATGTGCGCTAAATACTTGCCGAATGAGGACTTTGTTTGCCTGACCGATATGACGCTAGATTGCGCCACTATCCCGCTGATTCACGGATGGGAGGGTTGGTGGTCAAAGCTAGAGCTGTTCAGGCTGCCAAGCGCGTTGTACATGGATTTGGATACGGTTCTGGTGGGAGATTGCAGCGAGATGTTAGAAGCAGCAAGACCGCATGATTTTGTGATTATGCGCGACATATACAGAGGCAAGCGTAACCCGTTGGCGATGCAAAGCAGCTTGATGTGGTGGTCAAAGCCGCACGGGTTTCTCTACGATGAGTTTAAGACCGGCGAACGGTACTGCGAAGGAGGTGACCAGATTTACCTTGAACACGCACTCCGAAACGAACCCGTTACTTATTGGCAAGACATTACGGACGGTGTGTGCAGCTTTAAGGCTGACGTGCTGGAGCATGGCGTAAGAGCGCGGGATAAGGTGATTGTGTTTCACGGGAAACCTCGGCCGTGGGAGCAGACAAGGGTGCAATATGCGGTCGCGTAGAGGCTATTTCGTACCTGAAACCGACGAGCATTGCCTAGCTGCGGCGCTTGATGAAGTGGGTGATCTAGGTTTTAGTTTGGATTTGTGCAAGGACTTCAGGACAGTTATACAGGCTGGCGGCAATATCGGCGTTTATCCTCTGGCGCTCGCAGAAAAGTTTGCTGTTGTATATACGGTCGAGCCGGATGTGGATAACTACGAGGCGTTGGAAGCTAACACCTGCAACGCAAGGAATATTGTAAGCAGACGCGCGGCATTTGGACGGGTACATGGCAGAGCTGCTATAGACAGGATTTATCCTGACAATAGTGGCGCTCATCAAATCAAGCAGGGTAACGAGTTTGCGGTGATCCCAATTGATAGCTTGGGAGTTACCGATTGCGATTTGCTCCAGCTTGATGTTGAAGGGTCGGAGCATGAGGCGTTGCTAGGCGCAATTGCCACGATTGAAGCAGGCTGGCCTGTGATCACGTTAGAGCTTAAGGGTTTGGGCGAGCGGTACGGGTACACCGACGATGAAACCATCACTTGGTTGCGGTTTATGGGTTACAAGATAGCCGACCGAGTTAACAAGGATGTGATATTTACTCATGGCTGATACCGACCGTTTAGCCGCAGCGTTACAGTATCAACAAGAATTGGAGGCGGCAGCTCGTCCTCAAATGATGAACCCAAACATAGCCGCGCAAGGTAAAGAAATCCAATTCCAAAGAGAAATAGCGGCTAGTCCGTGGTATTCAGAGTTTACAAAACAATATGGCGAAACTCCAGATTTAAGCAAAAACGCTAATTATGATTACCGTAAAGCATGGAGTGCTGGTATTAGACCAGAACGCGATCCTTATGACAGCAATCGTTACCATTGGCCTTCTTCAACTTCAACCGGCGAAATGCTGAAATCAGCAACACACCCGACCGCGTGGAAAGAATATTATATGCAAGCAAAAGGCGTAAACCCTGATGCTGTTGGCGCAACCGAGGCGGATTGGCTAAAAATTAAAGCGGGACAACAATAATGAGCGCAGCTTGGACACGAAAAGAAGGGAAGAACCCCGCTGGCGGGCTAAATGCGGCTGGTCGCGCTAGTTATAAGGCTGAAACCGGCGGGACGCTTAAAGCACCAGTAAAGGCTGGTGATAACCCGCGCAGAGCATCATTTCTTGCGAGGATGGGCAATATGCCGGGGCCGATGCAAAAACCGAATGGCGATCCTACCCGTTTGGCGCTTGCTCTAAAGGCATGGGGTGCGTCAAGCAAAGAGGACGCACAGGCTAAAGCACACGCTATTTCGGCGCGGAATAAATAATGGCTGACGCTGACCGTTTAGCTGCCGCATTGCGTTACCAGCAGGATCAGGCTATGCCTAGTCCGCTTGCCGCTGCCATTCAATCGCCAGAATATATCGGCGGTGCTTTGCGCGATCCGCAGTTTTACGGTGATATAGGGCGTAGGCTTTCTGGTTTGCTGAAAGGTGGGTTGCAAGATATTTTGCCTACGGGTGCAGGGCCGATCATGGCAAAGCAAGGGTACGAAGCCGACCCTAACTATATGCAAAAAATGAACGATGTTGGACTGGCGGGAATGACCGTGTTTCACGGCTCCCCGTACAAGTTTGACAAGTTCGACATGAGCAAGATTGGAACGGGCGAGGGGGCGCAGGCTTACGGGCATGGGCTGTATTTTGCGGAGAATCCGTCAACTGGAACAGCTTATCGAGAAATGTTAGCTGGCCCTAAACTGTTTCCAGAAGAATTAGCAAAACAAATTACATATGCAAGGGGTAAAGCGGCAACAACGGACAATCCGGCAGCTAAAAAAGGTTACTTAAATGCTATTAAAGAATTAACAGAGGGACAAGGCAATCAAGGGTATCTCTACAAAGTAGACCTCCCCGACGAACACATAGCAAAGATGTTGGATTGGGATAAGCCGTTTAGTCAACAGCCGAAAGCGTTGCGTGATGCTTTGGCAAAAATAGACAAAGACACCTACCACCCCAAAGGCAGTGATTATGATGCTAATGAGTTGGGGCAGCAAACATATGGCAGGCTTGTTAGAACTTACGGCGATAGCAAGGTGTCGGCTATGCTAAACGGTATGGGCATCCCCGGCATACGCTACCTAGACGCAGGCAGTAGAACGGGAAAAGCTGGAACTAGCAACTTTGTAGTGTTTGATGATGCGTTGCCTAAAATAATAGGACGAGAATAAATGGAACCGACCAGCACCGGCGTACAGAAATGGCTTAACGTCATTTCGGCTTATGACAACGAGTTTAAGAAGTGGGAAGCGCGGACAACTAAGATTGTTAAGCGTTACCGCGACGATAATAGAAGCCAGCATACGAACGAAACTGCCAAGTTCAATATTCTTTGGTCTAACGTCCAGACGCTGATTCCTGCCGTTTATGCCAAGCTCCCTAAAGCGGTAGCTGAGCGAAGATTTGGCGATAATGACCCTGTTGGACGGGTGGCGGGGCAGCTCATTGAACGCGCTTTAGACTTTGAGATTGAACATTACCCTGACTTCCGCGCAACCATGAAACACGCGGTTGCGGATAGGTTTCTCGGCGGTCGTGGCGTTGCTTGGGTACGGTACGAACCGCACGTTCGTCAGCAGGATATTCCTGAAGATGGTTTACAAGTAACGGAGGACGTTGAAAATGAGCGAGCCGAAGGACAAACCGCCGAAGGTGCGCCTGCCTCGGAAGGCGAGGACTACACCGCTGGCGAAACCGAACCCCAGGAAGAAATTGAATACGAGTGCGCTCCCACGGACTACGTTCATTGGAAAGATTTTGGGCATTCTGTCGCTCGCACTTGGGAAGAAGTAACGTGCGTCTGGCGTTGGGTGTACATGAGCCGCGAAGCTCTGATAGAACGATTTGGCGAGAAAACCGCTAAGACTATTGCGCTGGATTCTGGCCCCGAAACGCTTACAAACTACGGGCAGTCCACAAAAGAACGCACCAGGGCAAAGATATGCGAGCTTTGGGATAAGGAAACCGGCAAGGTCTACTGGCTATCCAAGAACAATCCTACGCTGATTGATGAGCGTGACGATCCGCTGGAACTAGAAGGTTTCTTCCCTTGCGCCACGCCTTTGTACGCGACGATGACCTCGGACACCTTAGTTCCGGTTCCTGACTTCATCCTGTACCAAGACCAAGCGAATGAACTCGACATTCTTTCAGACCGCATTGACGGGCTGGTAAAGGCTCTGCGGGTTCGGGGTGTCTATGACGCAAGCCAACCTAGCCTGCAACGGCTTTTGACAGAGGGCGAAAACAACGCGCTGATCCCTGTTGATAAGTGGATGGCGTTTAGCGAAAAAGGCGGGTTAAAGGGCAGCATTGACCTGTTGCCGCTCGATGTATTGTCAAACGCTTTGCTCCAATGCTACCGGGCGCGAGATGATATCAAAGCGCAGATTTACGAGATTACCGGCATATCGGACATTATTCGGGGCCAAACCGCGGCGAGCGAAACCGCTACCGCGCAGCAGATCAAGGGTCAATACGCTGGTCTGAGGCTCCGCAGTATGCAAGAGGAAGTGGCGCTGTTTGCTTCCGAGCTTATCAGGCTAAAAGCGCAAGTCATTTGCTCTAAGTTCCAGCCTAAAACCATCCTTGAATACGCCGCTGCTGAGCAGATGAGTGAGGCAGATCAAGCTCTGGTTCCGCAAGCTCTAATGTTGCTCCAAGACAGTCCTTTGCGTAACTTCCGAATTGAGGTGGATGCGGATTCGCTTGTCCAACTTGACCAGCAGCAGAACAAGAAAGACCGCGTAGAGTTTCTGACCGCGTTTGGCTCGTTCATGCGGGAGGCTTTACCTGTAGGCCAGCAGTCGCCAGAGCTTGTGCCTATGCTTGTGGAGTTAATGAAGTTTGGCGTTGGCGGGTTTAAGCAAGCTAAAGCCATTGAAGGCACGCTAGACGTGGCGCTGGAGCAGATCAAGCAGAAAGCCGCTGCAAGCCAGCAGAACCCGCAGCAGCGCCCCGACCCTGAAATGATGAAGCTCCAGGCTCAACAACAGCTAGAGCAAGCCAAGATGCAAGCCGCAGCGCAATCCGACCAGATGCGGGTGCAGGCAGACGCTCAAGCAGCGCAGATGAAGGCGCAGCTCGATGGGCAGATGCACCAGTCCAAGATTCAGGCTGAGATGCAACTGGCGCAGATGCAGGCTCAGATCGAAGACCAGAAAATGCAGCACGAAATGGCGATGAAGGCGCAGACCGCAGCGGCAGAGGATGAATTTAACCGTTGGAAAGCCGAACTTGAGGCTGCGACTAAAGTCTTGGTTGCCAGAATTGGTGCAAATCCGGGCGTGGATGTGCCTTTGGTCGAAGCAGCTACGGCAGCCAGCGACCGTATAGCCTCGGAGCTTGGCGATAATGTCCAAAACGCTTTGCAAACTATAGCAGCAATGCACCAAAACATGAACGATATGCAAAACGCAACGATGGAGAAAATGGACAATGTTATGTCTGCGGCAACTGCGAAGAAGCGGATTATTCGCGGGCCTGACGGTAAAGCCATTGGCGTTGAAATTGTCCAATGAACGGAGGTTGGGACACCGGTACTTGGAACGATGCGACCTGGGACTATGTAACGCCCCTCGTTGAGTTTGACACCCATGACGGGGATTACCTTAAAAAGAAGTTTGCAAAGGAAATTGCAGATAAGGCACGCCGTAAAGCTGAGATTGTTTATGCGTTTGAGAAGATTGTAGAGGGTAGGCCAGACGTTGCGGAGGAAATAGCCGCGCCGTTTATGGAAACCAGAGCAGCTACTTTGCCGGCAATAGATTACGACCGGATGCTAGAGGATTTGGACAGGGTGCAAAGGATATGGGAATTGCACATTGAACTTGATGACGAGGACGTTTTAGCCCTGCTATGAGAAAAAGCTGGATTTACGTTGATGGCGTAGCGATAGAAAAGGGTGATTACACGCCAGATCACCACTACGTTATGCCTGACATACAGCCGTATCAGTCTATGGTTGATGGCAGCATGATTACCAGCCGCAGCAAGCACCGAGAGCATTTGCGGGAACATAACTGCTTTGAGGTTGGCAATGAACGTATGGAGAGCAAACCCGTACCAGTTAAAGACACTCGTAAAGACGTATTGAAAGCGCAGTTGTCAAACATGACGCATTCGCAAGCAAACAAAATACTTAACAAGTTGCGCGACGATATTCGTTTCACCCGTAATTAAACCCCCACAGGGAGTAGGAAAATGGCAGACCTAAATGAGATTGTCCCGGTAGAAAATGCAGATGCACGCCGTGATTTGCTTGCACAGCAGTTTGACGAGGTAGAAGCGGCTCCAACCGAAAAGCCGTCTCCAGCGGCTGAACCCGCACGCGACAATACGGGCAAGTATGCGAAACCCGCGCCTGAAGCGGCTCCAGCAGCCACAGAAGCGGTTGAAGAACCCGTCTGGAAACGTCCTCCTGCAAGCTGGAAAAAGGATTATCACGAGGTCTGGCAAGGTGCGGACGATAAGCTAAAGGAATACGCCTTCCAGCGCGAAGAACAAATGAAGGCAGGCATCGAGCCGCTAAAGTCTAAAGCGCAGTATGCCGACCAGATGCAAGAGGTAATCGCACCGTATATGCAAACGATTACCGGCCTGGGGATTGACGCGCCAAAAGCGGTTAAAGCTCTGATGGAAGCTGACCATATCTTGCGGACTAGCCAACCCCATGAAAAGCAGCAATATTTCGCTAGACTAGCGCAAAGTTATGGTATAAATTTAAGCGATGTAGGTGGCTTGCAACAACAAGCCCCTGTTGATCCGCAGTTTTATGCTTTGCAAAACGAACTGAATTCGGTTCGTGGCGAGGTACAAAACTGGAAGCAGCAGCAGGAACAACAACAGAATCAAGTTTTGTTGGGAGAGATAAATCAATTTTCCCAAAAAGCAGAGCATTTTGAAGAAGCGCGGCCTGTAATGATCCAGCTCCTACAGAGCGGTGTTGCGACCGATTTGCAAGATGCTTATGAGAAAGCTATACGCCTTGACCAGGGTCTTTTTGAAACTGTCCACCAGAACCAACAAGTTCAGGCAGACGCGGCGAAAAGAGCAGGGGCCGATAGGGCAGCGAAAGCTGCAAGGGCGGCAGCGGTGAGTGTGCGAGGTTCCACACCCGGAGCAGCGACTCAATCCAAAGCGCAAGATCGTCGGGCGCTACTTGCTGAGCAATTCGACAGCATGAGTGACCGGCTTTAATTCACTTTTAAGGAGCTAAATCATGGCATTTGCCAATAGTTCTGTTAGTGACATCATTGCGACCAACATTCAAAGTCGCTCGGGTAAAAAACATTGCCCCCGTTCATTAGGCAACTGATGAAATGGAAAATTGCGTGAATTCGGTGGAACCCCTAATGCTGGCAGCAATGTCATCATGGGCAATACCGAGCCAAGCATTGCAGGAATGCAATGAAGGCGTAACGACTAGGTCATGGAGTCCAGAACGGACAGTAAAGGCCCACGAGCGCGCAACCCGAAAGGGAAGATATAGTCTGAGCTATAAGGTAACTTATAGAGGCAAGGATAAAGAACCTTGCGATAACAAACTGGAACTGGCAGATAACGTAACAAATAATAATGCGCTCTTGCGTAGGCTGAAGGAACGCGGAAATGTGAAGACTTTTTCCGGCGGGAATATCATACTCCAGGAGATTATGTACAATGACACGGCTTCAAATAATACCAACAGTTATTCAGGGTTGACTTCTAGCCCCTCTGTTTATTTGCATTAAGCAAGTTTACAAAGCAAATGGGATGAATTCGGTGAAAACCTTTAACCGTAAGCAAGTTAAAGATAATACCGAGCCAAGCTGTATATGTAAGGCGAAAGCCTGAGGGATACAGAAGGTGTAACGACTAGGTTCCGAGCGAAAGCGGTAATGAACCCACGAGCTTCCCACCCGAAAGGGATGATATAGTCTGAACAATATGGTGACATATTGAAGTTTAGGATAAAGAGCCTAAACGTTAACAAAATTGATGAAGTGCTTAACGTTTCACAAAACAGCCCCATCTCGGCGGCGCAGTTTGGTATCACCCAGTACGCATCGGCTGTTTCGATTAGCGGTCTGGAAATGATCCAGAACAGCGGCAAAGAGGCGATCATCGACCTGCTGGACGGTCGTATGAATGTGGCTGAAGCGCAGCTGGCTAACCGTATTGGATCGGATATTTATCTGGACGGAACCGGCAACAGCGGAAAGAACATCACGGGCCTCGGCGCTGCCGTTCCTGATGCGCCTACCTCTGGAACCTACGGTGGTATTAACCGCGCAACCTATACGTTCTGGCAGTCCGTAGCTTATTCGGGCGTGACGAACGGTGGTGCTGCTGTTACTGCTTCCAACATCCAACAGTATATGGATTCGCTTGCTGTTCAGTTGATTCGCGGGACTGATAAACCGGACCTAATTGTGGCAGATAATATTTTTTATCGGCTTTACTTGCAGTCCTTGCAGTCGATTCAGCGCATTTCTGACAGCGGCAATTCAACTGCCGGTGCTGGTTTTGCCTCGCTGAAATACTATGGCGCGGGTATGGCTTCTGACGTGGTGCTGGACGGTGGTATCGGTTCGGCTGCTACTGCTAGCCACATGTGGTTCTTGAACACCAAGTACATGATGTTCCGTCCTCATGCAGACCGCAACTTTGTTCCGATTGGTGGCGAGCGTCAGGCGGTGAACCAAGACGCAATCGTGAAATTAATCGGGTGGGCCGGTAATTTGACGAGCAGCGGGCCGCAATTTTGCGGCGTGTTGATCGCCTAAAGGAGAAAAAACATGGCTTACACTATTGTAGAAAATCAAAGCGGTCTGCTTCAGATTGCAACCATTGACACCGGGGTAACTTCACCTAGTGGCGTTTCGACTGGTACGACTTCAGTCATTCCTACGCCTCCGAACGTCCTCGGTAAGATCGTGCGTGCTGACGATCCGACCTATGGCGAGGGTGAGTTTATTATGCTGGTTGGCGTTGCTTCGACGGTGGTCGGTTCGTTGGTTTCGTACAACGCAACGACTTACCAAACGGTACTTGTTCCGAATACTGGTAACCAGGCTTGCCCCGTAGCAGTCGCTATGTCGGCTAACTTGGCTGGCACGTTCGGCTGGTATCAAATCGACGGTAATGCGGTGGTCAAGAAAACGGCAGTTGCCGTTACGCCACAAGTTACTTTGTTCCTGTCCGGTACTGCTGGTCGGGTTAAGGTTCTTGCTTCTGCGGGTCTCCAGATTCTTGGCGCTCGCTCGGCTAACTTGGCTACGATTGCCTCGACCGTTTCGACGGTTACGGTAACGATTAACCGTCCTCACCTGCAAGGCCAGATCACTTAATGGTCGAAGCAGTCTTAGATGTTGTAGGAAACACATCCCCAGGCGTAATGCTTGGGAATGTGGAGCTGTCTTGCAAAAGGCAGCTTTCTTGGTTTGATTTTGATACGGAGTCAAACGAAGAAAGTATTTGTATTGTCGGCGGTGCGCCTAGTCTTGATGAGTCTTTTCCGCAGTTAAAGGCAAGGTATCAGAATGGCGCTAAAGTCTGGTCAATGAACGGTACTTATGACTGGCTTATAGAACGGGGAATCGTGCCAGACGGTCATGTAATGCTAGACGCAAGACCTGAAAACGTAAGGTTTTTGCAGCACCCGCGCAAAGAAACCCAGTTTTATATTGCCTCGCAATGCGACCCCTGCATATTTGACGCGCTAGAAGGCTTTAACGTTGATCTAGTCCACGTTCAGACCGAAGGGGTATACGAGTACCTGGAGAGTGAAAAAGACCGTCCTGTGCACCTTATGGGTGGTTTTACTACGGTTGGTATGTTGGCAATGATTCTTGCCAAGCTAAAGGGGCATCGCAGGATTTACCTGTTTGGCATGGACAGTAGCTACTCCGACGATAAACACCACGTTTATAAGCAAGAATCTAACGATGGCGAGAATATAATAACGGCTACAATTCACGAGCGAAAGTTTAAAGCGGCTCCGTGGATGTGCCAACAAGTAAAAGACTTCCAAAACCTAGCGCGAGAATTCGCGGAGGAAGATGTTGTAATCGAAGTTTGTGGCCCCGGCTTGTTACACGCAATGGCGAAAGCCATGACTTTTCCCTTAACACAAAGGATTTAAAAAATGGCTATTCCCTCACGCGTTCTGGCTTCTGGTAACTCCCCGCTTGCGACTACGAGCATTTGTGGCGATGGCGCAACTGCTCTGGTTGCTACTGGTTCAACTGCCGCTGATGCGCTGCAACTGTCGGCCTGTTTTAACTCTATTGGTACTGCTGCTGCTAGTACCGGTGTGAAACTTCAACCTACGGAAGCTGGTGCAGTAGTGGCTATTTATAACGGCGGCGCACAAACCCTGACGGTTTATCCGTTTAACACGTCCTCAACAATAAACGCAGGTGCTGCTAGCCTTTCGGTTACGGCAACGACTCGCGTGCTGCTGGTGGCTACGTCTGCAACTACTTGGATTTCCATAGCTGGCGCGTAAGTGACAATCCCATCGAGAGTATTGGGCGCAGGGGCTACGTCCCTAATGACCGTTGCTATTTGCGGCGATGGTGTTGATGGTCTAACGGCGGTAGGTTCGACTAGGGCTAATGCGTTGCAATTGACGCGGATTTATAACTCTGTTGACACCGCCGCTTCTGGGACTGGCGTATTGCTTCCTCCTACACAAATGGGGGCGACAATATTTATTGCTAATTCTGGCGCCAACACGATCAAGGTTTATCCGTATGACACAGGATCGACGATCAATCAAACCACGTCGGCCTCGATCGTTAGTAATTACAGCAGCATATTTTTTGCGGTATCTGCAACAAAGTGGTACAGCATCAGCGGTACACGAACCTAATCCCCACAGGAGAAGAAAATGCTCGACAGCGACGTTGGTAATGGAAATCAAAATTTAAACGTTGAGTTTTACACTCACGAAAAAGAACCGTACAAAGACCGGCCTTTTGTGCGAATCATTGTTACTGGCGATACAACTAACATAATAGATCAACCTGTCCGTGAAGATCATAAAGCGCGTTTCCCGCGTGAATGGATGTACTTCCAGATGAAGTCTGATACTGGTCAAGTGATTGGTACAAGCCTGCCAGACTGGAACAAAGACCAGCCGGAGGAATTTAACGATTACCAAATGGTGGAATTGCAGATTCTCAAGTTTCAGACCGTAGAGCAAGTTGCTACCGCTTCAGACGGGCAATTGCAACGCATAGGAATGGGCGGGACGGGCTTGCGGGAAAGAGCAAGGGCTTACTTACTCAGAAAGAATCAGACGGAAAGCTCTACGGAACTGGCTAAGACTAGAAACGAGCTGGACGAATTGAAGGCACAGATGGCAGAGTTGTTAAGCGAAAAACGTAAGGCAGGCAGACCCAAAAAAGAGGCGTAATTATGTCGAGTACCATGCTCCAGTTGGTGCAGCAAGTAACAAACGAGTTGGGGGTTTCTACTCCTACTTCGGTAGTAGGCAACACAAATCAAGACGTAATTCAGATTCTTGCTTTGATGAATGCCTGCGGCTACGAGCTGCTGCGTAAGTTTGACTGGCGCGAGATGACTAAACAGAAGTTGTTTAGCACCGAGTTCCTAACAACAACTGGGACATGGACAACGGCGGCAAGGACGATTACCGGCATACCTACGACTGTAGGTTTGGACACCACATACATGGTAACCGGCACAGGCATCAACCAGAATACGTTTATAAGCTCGGTTGACTCGGGAACGCAAGTTACGGTAAACCAAGACTTCGCGGCTGCCGGTACGGGTGCTGCGGCTTACTTCCAGAAGATGAAGTACGACCTGCCTAGCGATTACGAAAGCCTTGTGCCTCGTACTATGTGGGACAAGAGCAAGCATTGGGAAATGCTAGGGCCAGAGGACGCACAGCAATGGGAATGGTTGCTTAGTGGTTACATCTCTACCGGCCCTCGCGTCCGCTGGCGTTTGCTTGGTTCGTATTTTCAGATATGGCCTGGTTTCTCTAACGCTGAACTTCTAGGTTATGAGTACCGTTCTAACGGGTGGGCGGCAAGCTCCACAGGTACTGTAAAGACCAGCTTTACAGCAGATAGCGACACCTGCATTTACCCTTCTCGCCTAATGGTGCTGTTCACAAAGCTAAAATACTTTGAGGGCAAAGGCTTTGATACGACCGCAATGTACAGGAACTATTCTTCTGAGTTGGAAGCGGCTATGGCGTTGGATATGTCCTCGGCAAACTTGAGCTTTGCACCGCGTCCTGGGACTGTGCTAATAGGCTACGATAATATTCCTGATTCTGGATACGGAGCAAACTAGTGGCGCGTCCTCTCGTTCAAGGTACTGCCGCAAGGGTTGCCTCTATTCCAGCTCCCGTTGGCGGCTGGAATGCGCGGGATTCCATTGCAAATATGGAGCCGATGGATGCGGTTCAGCTAACTAACTTTTTCCCGTCTGTTTCCAACATTGTGTTGCGCGGCGGGTTTGTTAATTGGGTTACGGGTATTTCAGGGCAAGTGCAAACGCTGGTCAATTACAGCACCGGCGTTGCAAATAAACTGTTTGCTTGGGCTGGCGGGTCTATTTATGACGTGACCGCAACTGGCGTTGTAGGCGCTGCCGTTAAGACTGGGCTTACTAACGCCAAGTGGGAGCATATAAACGTCACCACCGCCGCGGGAAGCTACTTGTACTGCGTTAATGGCGTAGATGCTCCTTTGCTTTACGATAATTCAACGTGGGCAAGCGTTACCGCTATCAGCACAATAGCTATCACCGGCGTCACCACGACAACTTTAAGCAATATCTCGCTGTTTAAGAATCGCGTGTGGTTTATTCAGAAAGACACGCTAAAGGCATGGTATCTGCCGACTGGTGCGGTGGGCGGCGCGGCGCAGGTCTTAGATATGAGTCAGATTGCTAAGTACGGCGGCTCATTGGTTGATCTGGATACTTGGACGCTAGACGCGGGTTATGGCGCGGATGACAACCTTGTGTTTGTTACCTCCAACGGCGAGGTCATAGTTTGGCGCGGTACAGACCCTTCGAGCGATGCAACCTGGGCGCTGGCTGGCGTGTGGAAGCTAGGCGCTCCAGTTGGCAACCGTTGTATGCTGAAATACAGCGGTGACTTGCTGATAATTACGCTGGATGGGTTACTCCCGTTAGCTTCGGCTTTGCAAAGCTCCAGGCTCGATCCTCGCGTGGCTTTGAGTAATAAGATTCAGGGTGCGATTACAGCCGCAACCACCAATTACGGCGCTAATTTTGGGTGGGAATTACTCTATTCATCCAAAAATAACGCTTTGTGGATAAACGTACCCGTCGCAGAAGGTCAGCAGGAGCAATGGGTAATGAACAACATTACCAAAAGCTGGTGCAACTTTACAGGCTGGAATGCAAATTGTTGGGAAACATTTAACGACAATCCTTACTTTGGCGGCAATGGCGTTGTTTGCAAGGCGTGGGATTCTACCTATATAGATGGCACAAGCAACATCCAAACAAACGTATTGCAAGCCTTCAATTATTACGAGTCACGCGGCGTTAAAAAATACTTTACTCGCGCCCGACCAAGCATCTTCACAGACGGTGCGCCTGCTGTATTTGTAGGCATGAATGTAGACTTTAACGTGGCAGATAGCACCGCCAGCCTGTCTTTTAGTCCTACAACTGTTGGTCTATGGGATACAGGTGTTTGGGATACTGCGCTATGGGGCGCGGGGCTACAGATCACAAACAACTGGCAAGGCATCACGGGATTGGGTTATTGCGGCGGCATACAACTTAAAAGCAGCAGCGCGGGATTGCAGCTTGAGTGGGCGGCTACTGACGTTGTGTATCAAACCGGATGGGCTGGAATATAACCAAAGGCTCCGAAGTGGGCCAATGGGTAGCAAAACGAATACGGGGCGGTTACTTTGAAGGACGCTCAGAGGCAATAGGATTAAAGCGGGACGGAGAGCTGGTTGCTGGTGTCATTTATGAGAACTGGAACCATAAAAGCATTTGGTGTCACATAGCGATAGAGGGGCGTTTAACCCCTGAGTATTTGGCAGCGATATTTGACTACCCGTTTAATATTTGCCAAGTTGAAAAGATTATAGTGCCAGTTGGAAGCGAGAATGAAGAAAGCCTCCGACTTGTAAAGAAAATGGGCTTTGCAGAGGAAGCTCGAATCAAAGACGGTCGCCCGGATGGTGACATTGTATTTTTGACGCTGGCACATAAAAACTGCCGGTATATCGGAGAACGATATGGGAAAAGACTCACCTTCGCCACCACCAGCACCTGATTACACAGGTGCAGCCGCAGCGCAAGGCGCAGCTAACGTAGAAGCCGCACGCGTTGCCGGCAAGATGAACAACCCCAATATCGTCGGGCCTCTTGGCGGTCAGACGGTAAGCTGGAACGGCGATCAGCCTACCGTAACCCAGAACCTTACCCCTACGGCGCAATCGACGCTAGAGGCGCAACAACGCGTTCAAGGGGCATTGGCTAACCTCGGAGAGCGTGGCGCAGCTACTGCAAGCGGTGTCCTCGGTACTGCTTTCGCTCCTACTGGCGGGCCTCTGCAAACGCAGATGGATTTGTCCAATGTTGCAAAAATGCCGGTTAATGCTGGCACTACGGGGCAAGAAGCTATTATGGCTCGCTTGCAACCACAAATTGAACGGATGGACGCACAGACTAGGACGCGGTTGGCAAATCAAGGTTTAGTGCCTGGAGGCGAAGCGTATAAGAATGCGATGCTAGACGTAAATCAGCAGAAAAACGACTTGATGTCACAAGCCGCATTGCAGGGTCTTAATCTTGACATAGGCGCACAGGCGCAAGGTTTCGGGCAAGCAACGCAACAGATGGGCGCTCAGAACACAGCGCAACAAGCCGAACTACAACGGCAACTTGCTTTGCGCCAACAACCGCTAAACGAGATAACCGGCCTTATGTCGGGTAGTCAAATTCAGATGCCGCAATTTCAGGGTTATCAGGGGCAATCCGTTACGCCAACTCCCGTTATGCAAGGCGCTATGGCTCAAGGGCAAAACGCAATGCAAAACTACGGCATTCAATCCGCCAATACAAACGCACAAAATGCGGGGCTTTATAATTTAGCTGGATCACTTGGCAGTATGGGAATGTATAAGTATGGGTAACTTAACATGAACCAATACCACAACTTTAACCCTGACGAAAAGCGCATGGCATTGGCTGCTTTGCTGCAAAATCCTGAGCAAATGCCGCAGGATACTTTTAAGATGCCTGGGACACCTGCTGGTATGGGAATGGGGTTAATGGACATGGCTAAAATGATGAAAAAGAAAGACCCTTTTTCGCAAGCACCCGCGCCGGTATTTGAAGGTCAGACTTCCCCCGTTGGAAATGCGGACTACACTAACAGCGGTTACTCTCCGGGATAAATTATGGCAAATACTACGGTCGCTTTTAACGTCCCGAGTCCGTACCAGACGGAGCAGCGGCGTATTGAGCAACAGCAGAAGATGGCTGAAATGCTCCAAGCGCAATCTATGCAGCCTAACGAACGGTTTAGTTATAACGGCATAGAGGCTCGCATACCCGCTACGGCAGGGCTTGCCAAAATGCTGCAAGGTTTCACCGGCATGATGATGCAAAAGAAAGGTCTGGAGGAAGAAAAGGCGTTGGGTGATAAATATCAATCCGACCTTATATCAACGCTCGGACGATCTGCGGAATTAACGGCAGGTAAACCTGCTGTTGCAGAACAACAACCAGTTACGCGGGTTGATGATGAAGGCTATCCAATGCCTGTTGTGGCTGCTACGCCTGCTGTTGCTCCCAATCCTCAAGCTGGCGCAATGGAATACTTTAAGCATCCAGCCCTTGCTCCAATGGGTATGGCTGAATTGCAAAGCCAAAAACATCAACAAGAAATGATAACTGCTTTAAAAAGCATTGGAATAAACGCGCCTTCTGCAAGCCCAACCCAAGCATTGGGGGCAGAAAAAGCAACAGGCGGCGCAGCAGGGCCAACTACTATGGCGGCAAATAGAATTGGTATTCCTAATGCGGGGTTGCCAATTGATCCTCGAGCTGCGGCGTTACTTATTCAAAGCACTAACAATCCCGCATTGGGTAAAGCGGCAGAGTGGATTCAAAA